GACCTGCAATATGAAGCCTTCCTGGAGTTGAAGGCGCTTTGGAATGCCACGGAACGCTGCTGCGCTTGGTATATGATGGGTGCAGACGGGTTGAAGGAAAAGATAAACCGCTCTATCGAATGCAAGAAGGTGGGATATACAGAAATGCTGTCCCGATATGGCGACAAATACAGCAAGGTTACCCCGGACGATGCCAAGGAACGAGAAGTCTTTTTGAAGGCGCAGGCGGCTATGGTGGCCAAGCTGAATGCTCCGGAGAGTACCGATATCGTGAAGGTGGTGAACCGCACCGGGGGAAGTTTGAGACGTGTCTATACAGAAATTGAAAAACTGAGAAAGGAGGCTTGATATGGCAGTAAAGAAAGTATACCAGTTGGGCATGGAATACCAATACGCGGCTCATGTGCTACTCTTATGGGAAGAAGGTGAATTCCCTTGCGACATTAGAGTAAGAAGGGCACGCACGGAAGGACTTATCGTGATTGAACTGGAAGAATTGGAGCAGGCCGAAAAAATACGGGCAGCTACCAATTGCAAGATAGCAGTAAAGGAGGTGCCGGTATGAGAAGAGCTTATTCGCCTACAGAGGTGCAAAAAATGAGCATACCGAGCTTCCCGTTCGAAGGGGAATGGAAAGCGGCATTCGGGCAACCGGCGCAAACCGGAACCTGGATTATCTGGGGACAAAGCGGGAACGGGAAAAGTGCCTTTGTTATGAAGTTGGCCAAATATCTGTGCCGGTGGTGCAGGGTTGCCTATGACAGCTTGGAAGAAAGTACAGGACTTTCCCTGCAAAATTCACTCAACCGTGAACGGATGGAAGAGGTGAACCGGCGGTTTATCATCCTTGACCGTGAGCAGATGGATGAATTGAGCGCACGGCTTTTGAAACGAAGGAGCCCGGAGGTGGTGATCATTGACAGTTTTCAATACAGCGGGCTCACATACGCCTCCTACAAAAGTTTGAAGGAACGCCACCCGAACAAGCTGCTGATTTTCATCAGCCACGCGGAAGGCGAAAACCCGGAAGGCCGTGCAGCCAAGAAAGTGGCATACGATGCGGACATGAAGATACGCGTGGAAGGGTTCCGGGCGGTATGCAAAGGCCGCTTCATCACAGAACCCGGCAATCATTTTACGATATGGGCAGAAGGCGCTACCCAATATTGGAACGGAAGAAAAGAAAAAGAACAGTAAATCATAATATCATGGACGAAGTTATAGAAGCAATATTGAATGACGCGGTGGAAAAGTCGGAGGATTTTTCATTTACTGACCAGGCCTTCATCTTTAGCGAACTGTCCGAACGTTTCTCGGGACTATCGCACGACGCACTGATGGCAGAGTATGGACTTAAAGAGGAGGACTTTGAATGAAAACACGCAATTACGCACGGTTCTATGTCCTTTTGAACCGTTTGCCTACAACAGACCGGGAAGAACTGAAGGCGGAATTGGTAAACCAGTACACCGGTGGTAGAACAGATTCGCTTCGCGAAATGACCACACAGGAGTACAACGACATGTGCGAGGCCATGCAGCAGATGGACCAGAACCGGAAGGTACGGGAAATCTACCGCGAACAGTTGCGGCAGAAGCGTTCAGTGGCTCTAAAGCTGATGCAAAAGCATGGTATTGACACCACCGACTGGGAACGGGTGGATGCCTTCTGCATGAATATCCGGATCAGCGGGAAGA